GAAATGATTTTAAATGAAGCTCAAGAGGAATCTGTAATAGGTAGCTTTCAGCAAGCCTTTGACGGAGTAACAACCAAGAGAGCAAAGAAAGCAATTAAGAGCTTACGTAAAACAGGTTTTGCGGAATTACCTGTTATCCGTAGGCAGATAGATGCACCTAATATTAAAACATTGGCTCCAGATGGAGACTTTTTATTTCCTAGTTATGTTACGGATCCACAGCGTTCACCTTATTGTTTCTGGCGCACTTACTATACTGCACAGGAATTAGAGAATAAGGTAGTAACAGATGACTGGGACGAAGACTTTGTTCAGTACGTAATTGAGAACTACAAGGGTGTAGCTCTTGATTCTGTAGAAAGAGAACAAGAGGGCAGACGCAGTGTAGCACAAATGGAAGATGTTTATGAAGCAGAAGAGCTGATTGAAATCGTTCATTGCTTCCAGCGCTTAGTTGACAAAGAAGACGGTGCCGAAGGTATTTATGAAACCATATTCCACAGAGAGTACACAGGAGAAGATGGCGTACAAGGTTACGCTAAATTCCAATTACTTAATGGATACGAAGACTACCCAGTAGTTGTTACACGTTTTTCAGAGGATAGTAAAAGACTTTATGATTCTAACTCAGTACCAGATTTACTTCGTGGCATCCAACAGCAAGTCAAGATTGAGAGAGACTCTCGTATTGACAGAGCTAGTATAGCTACACTACCTCCTATAATGCACCCAGTAGGTCAAGCACCTTCTGACTGGGGGCCAGGAAGATTTATACCTTACAGACGTAAGGATGAGATTCATTTTGCGGATACTCCAAACATGGAAGATGTTCAAGCCTCTATAGAAATAGAGACTACTTTACAAGCGCAAGCAGACCGCATAATGGGACTTGATGAGGACAGTCAAATATCTGGTGTAAGAAAGCAGTTCTTTGTAGATAAGTTCTTACAGCATGCATCTGAAGTTTTGCGTATGTCATATAGATGCTTCCAGAGATTTGGGCCAGACCAAATGTTCTTTAGAGTTACTGGTGTTCCAGATCCAATGGAGTTTTCTAAGGGTGACCCAGATGAGAGTTTTGATATTGTAGTAACTTACGATGTACTTAATACAGACCCAGATACTCAAGAAAATAAATTGAAACAAATGGTTCAACTTATGCAGCTTGATAGAAATGGGCGTATTAATGTAGATACTTTATTAGATGTCCTTGCTGGTAGTATTGATCCTATACTTGCTGATGCGGTACTACAACCTACCGAGGTAGCTCAAGAGAAAGCTCTTAAAGATATTACAGATGATTTAACTAAGATTCATGCAGGTATAGAGGTACCAGCTAGACCTAATGCTGGTCAAGTAGCATTGCAAATAATAGAACAATATGTCCAACAACCAGATATTGCACAAAGGTTGCAAACTGATCAAAGTTTTACTGAAAGGCTTCAGAAATACCAACAGCAATATCAATTTGCTCAAATGCAGCAAGTTAATGCGACTCAGTATGGCCAGTTTGGTACTAGCGCTGCTTCTGTTGGAGACGTGCAGACCCAAGGAATGGAACAGTAGTATGGATTTACTTGGAACCCAGCAACCAGCTCAGTCTTGGGTTGATGTTCACTTAGACAAGTTAAAGGCTAGTGAAGGCGAAAAAGGCACCGACGAATCCATAGAAGCAAAAACAAAAACTAGGGGTTATGGAATTACTTTAATACCAGAACCGTTAAAGGAAATCGCTTCAAGGACAAAGGACGATAGGAAGTTAGCTAAAATGATCATTAATCACAACGTAGGGTTAATGAAGCAGAATGATAAGCTAGATTTTGATAATATGCCAGACTCTATGAAAATAGCAGCATCTGACATAATGTACAACGCTGGTACTTTATTTAATGACTTTAGGGAATCCCTTGAAAATAAAGACTACCCAGGTGCTTTAAGAAACTCCTTGGATATTATTTCTGCAAATGATCCAGACGCTGATGATGAATCAAAGGTAGTAAGAGGTTTGATTAATCGCAGAAGAGATATGTACAACTTTGCTGCTGAAGATTTAGGGTTACCTCAAATAACTGATTATTCAGTATTACCATCTCAGATGGAAGGTTTTTTGACTGACGTTACTTATAATTTTGGAAATGCACAGGATCCTATTAGATTTAATATCAATAAGGGTATGCACACTAAGTCAATTACTGATGAAAGACCACAGGGTTATGATGTAATTGATAATGCAGTAAGTAAACCAATGCTTTCTGAAAAACCATTTGAAATTTTTGGAACAGAATCATTAGCATACCCAGGTGCTAATACTGAAATCCTAGGTGGCTTACCACTAGTGCAAGATGATATAAACTTGCTAGGTAGATAATTTATGACATTAGAAGAATCCGTAAATACATTAAAGCACCACGAAAGTTTCGGTGCATTTATCCATAATGTTCACCAAATGCGAGAAGATGCAATAGGTGAATTAAACTCAGCTACATCTGAGCAAGTTCAGCAAATATCTGGAAAGATTTTAGCTTATGACGAAGTTTTGCGTATGTCTAGTTATGAAGAACTCAGAAGACGTTTTTCAAATACTCTAGGTATATAAAACTTGTGTTATAATCCATTAATCGTCACCGCTGACGTAAATAGCGTTATTAGATATGCAAAATGAAGTACAGGCGAACGCTGATGCCGAAAATACAGCGAGATTACAGTCAAACGCGTCACTCTCTGAGTTTGCAAAATTCAGAGCGAATCAACTAATGGGACAGCAGCAAGAGGAAGTTCAAGAAGAGCAACCTCAAGCAGAAGAAACAGAAGTTGTAGACGAAGCCAATGCAACGGAAGAAGTCATTGAGGAAACTCAAGAAACTTCAGAAGAAACAGAGGCCAACGATGTTCTTTCAAATATTGATTTAGATAACTTATCCGAAGAGGAATTACGTGATCTATCCGACAAGTTGGGTAGCAGAGCGGTATTACGATTCGGTGAGCTGACCGCTAAACGAAAGCAAGCTGAAGCTGAACTTTCGGAACTGCGTAAAAAACTCCAGGATTCTGACAATCCCCTTAAAGGCAATGTAGACCAGTCACGCAACCCTTACAGAAATATAAGTACCGTGGAAGAGCTACAGAAAGTTGCCCAAGATATTGACAGTGTCATTGAATGGGCCGAAGATACAATCTTCAATGCCGAGGGTTATGGAGCCGACGACGTAGTAACTGAAGTAAAAGGCAAGGAGTATACAAAAGCTGAAGTCAGAAAGCAGCTATTGGATGCCAGAAAAGCCGAGAAGAAATTTCTTCCAGCGCAGTTAAAGGTTCTACAAGACAGGGAATATGCGAAGCAAGCAAAGAGTTCATTAACCGAAAAAGCCAAAGAAGAATTTGGTTGGATTGGTAAAGAGGGCGATGACCTCAATGAAAAATATCAAGCTATGCTTACTGACCCAAGGTTGGAAGGTCTTGAAGAATTTTCGCCAGAATTAGCAGCACAATTACCATACTTGTTGGCGCACTCGGCTAACAGCCTTTATGGACGTAGAGTCATCCAAAGTGATGCCGCTACTCCTACTAAGAAGGGTGTTCAGTTAGACCCGCCATCGTCTATGCCTGGTAGTGCTAAGTCAGAGAAACAAATCGGTAGTGCGTTGAAAAATTTACAAAATACGCAAAAGGCATTTCGTGAATCTGGTTCAAAGGATGACTTCATCAAAATGAGAACTATGAGGTTCTCACAATAACCACAATAACAATATAATTATTTTTTAAATCATGTCATTTTCAAATACATTTGACCCAGTCCCGTCAAACGGACTTAAAAGCGGAACAAGTGTTTCTAATAGAGAAGATTTGTTAGATGTTCTAACAATCCTTGCTCCCGAAGAAACTCCTGTTCTTTCATCTGCCTCAAAATCAAAAGCAAACAGTACTTTTGTTGAGTGGACAGTTGACAAGTTGGAAGATCCACAAACTGCAGGTATTGCAGAAGGTGCAGACGTAAGCCAGTTCACAGACAAGTTCGCTTCTCGCGCTCGTTTAGGTAACTTCGTACAGAAGTTCCGTCGTGACTATTTAGTATCCGATCTACAGGAAGCTGTAGACTCAGTTGGCCCAGCGAAAGTTGCTCAAGCAGAAGCTAAAGCAATTCGTGAGCTTAAACGTGACATTGAAGCAACTCTTTGCTCTGACAATGATCGTTCAGCTGAAAACGGTGCTGGTACTCCTTACAAAATGCGTGGATTATCAAAATGGATCAGTACATCTCCTGGTGACGATGTTCCTTCAGATTACCGCACAGACACAGCTGCTATTGCTGAATCTGGTGACGGTACATTAACTGAAACTGATTTCAATGCAATCGTAACAGAAATCTTCAAGAAAACTGGTAATGTAAACAATCTTACATTGTTTGCTGACACAGGTCTTCGTCGTCACATTTCTGACTTCGCTCGTCTTGCAGTTGACACAGGTGCTGCAACTACATCTATGCGTCAAATAAACATGGCTAATGGTGAAGCATCAATCAAACTTGGTGTTGATTTATATCAGTCTGATCACGGAATCATTTCTATCGTAAATGGTAACCCAGAGTGTATGAAAGCATCAATCACTGGAGCTGAATCTGACGGTGAAGCTGGTTTATTACTTAACCCAGAAATGTATGGTGTTGCTGAGCTAATCCCAATGGGATCTACTCGCCTACCTAACATGGGTGGTGGTGAACGCGGATTCGTTGATTGCGCATTGACAGTGCTTATGAAGCACCCACAAGCGCACGGTAAGATTGACAGCTACGACGCTTAATTATAATCATTAACAAAGGAATATAAAAAATTATGTCTAGATTAACAATTAATGAAGCGTCTGGTTCTGGTTACACAGACGAGGTCATCCTTACTAAAAACGATTTCACTGGAACTGCAGCTGGAGCTGAGACTATCAGTATCCCTGTAGAAAAAGGTGACGTAGTAAGCCTTGCATCAATTCAAGTACTTGAAGCGGTTGCTGGCGTAGGTACAGCAGTTATTGACATCGGTGACGGTTCTGACGCAGACGGTTTTGTAGATAATGCAAACATCGCTGCAGCTGGAACAGTTGCATCTGGTGGTGCTTTAACTAACGGAGCTACATCAAACACTAAAGTGTATGGTGCCGCTGGTAACATCGTTATCACTGTAACAACTGGTACAACTGGTATGGCTACAGCAACAGCTGGTAAAGTGAAGGTTCGTTTGAACGTTCACCGCATCAACGGTTAAACATTTCGGGATGGGGGCTTCGGCCCCCGCCCCTTTTTTTTATGTCAGAAATAACAACAGACTTACCTCGGTATTCAGACGGAGAAATTGATGCTGCTTTCATGAAGGAGATCATCAATGGTTTTGAAATTGAGAAAAGAGAAGAACATTTGCGGGTTAATCAAGTCCGCAAGGAGGCTCACGACCTTCGCGGTAAAACGCACCCAGTATTGGGAAAACCTGTGGCAACAATGCCAGCTCGTGAGTTTTTCAGATTAACACAGAAGTACGGTCATGAGGCTGTGCATTCTAAAGAATTTTTACAGTACTACAACAAGAAGTTCCCAGAACTTAGCCCTAACAAAGCATAATGCAAACAGACACATACGCGAATTTAGTAAAGTTAATACAGGCACTCATAGGGGCTGGCACCCTAACCTTGGACGAGCATAGAAATATCTATCAGCTTGTTAACAGACGATTAACGGACGCGTATAATACTAGCCAATCTTGGCCTAGGTATATTGTTCCTTCTGAAGAAAGAACACTGTTTACATTTCAAACAAGTGGCGTAACTGGAAATCAAAGTCATAGTAACTCAAATTACTTCATTCACGGAGATGACTCAAGTGGCAATGCTGTATATAGAAGTGCATCAGTGCATTCTAATAATTATTATATATTTTATTATAGGACTGCTACGAACAAGTGGAGATTTGGTAAGATAGCAACCACTAATCTTACTTTAGTAGATGGGGTTTCTACATTCTCTGAAGGCAATGTAACTAATTTAGCTAACTCAGCATCCACAAATGATGCGGATCCAATAGCAGTTGATGTATGGACTAACGAAGCTGCACTAAATGGAACATTGGCTATTAAAGATGTAAACCTAGTTACCTACACAGAAACAGACCCAGCCAGGACTGCAATAGGAGAGTTTATTCGTATTCACAGAAAGAAAGCTTTCTTGAATGCTTCAGAAGTAGAGTACGACTTTTACTTGGATCTTGATGGTGCCAACATTTTAAATATAGCTAACTTGAAGGATAGTAAAGCTTATGTTACATATAAGAAAAGGTTAGAACTTATATCCATAACAGAGGGTGGGTCTCCAGCAGTTACTGATTATACCAATGATACAAGTGAGATTCCTAAAGAGTTCTTTTACTTTATTGCGCACACTGTTTACGCTGATTTCTTACGTATAGAGCGCAGATATGAGGAGGCATTACGAGAAGAATCCTCTGGTTCAAACTATTTAGCTCAAGAGCTTGAAAAGCTTGATATAATAGCTAACAACAATAATTTAAAGAAAAAGTTCTCAACGCATTTAAACCGCAACAATAGATAACAATGGCAAATTCATTTGTAACAAACTTATACCCGAAGCCAACTGATGGGACAACCATGGAACGCTTACAGGTTACCGCTGCAACTAGCGAAACTGGTAACTCGTTTCAGACATCGTATAACTCTATAACAAAATATATCGTTCTTGATATTCAAGACGCAGATGTATTAGTAAGTTATACTGGTGACCCAACAAGTGTACTTGGACATAGACTTTATGCTGGACGCTCCTATACATGGAGTAAAGTAGCAGCTAAGAAAGCTAAGTTCATCAAGGCTGGTACAGCTGTAGCAAACATACACGCAACAGAATTCACTGACTAATGTCCTCTGAAAAATTAGCTTCTGCTAAAGATCAACTCAAAGGAGATCTGGGTGGATCCTGGAATATTCTTGAGGGTTCTGAAAGTAATTATACCGACCTAGGAATAGCTCGTAGATTCGGTGGT